AATGACGAAACCAAGTATTAATCTAAATCAAATGTTATATAGTATAGACATTGGTGCAAAGGACTGGTACGAGAATTTAGATAGTGAAATTAAAAAAACGTTTTCACCATACGTAGCTATGCGTTTCGCTAGTAGTATAAAAGCTAGTAAAATATTACAAGAAACATATATTCAAAACGTCAATGAATTTTGTAATAAAGACTTTTCAGTATTACAGAAGCACGAAACAGATAGTTTAATGTTCTGGAAGTTGCTTTGTTTATGTGGTGTAGGTAAAAAAATGTTTCATCCTTGGATCAAAGCACCAAAAGGTAATAAAAGTAAAAAAACTAAAAAAGTAGAATTTCTACAATCACTATACCCAACTTACAAAAGTGATGAAATAGCTTTACTATCAAACATATTAGATAAAAATGATATTAAACAATTGGCTCGTGATGCCGGACTAGAAGATAAAGAAATTAAGTTATTAAAATGAAAGAACATCTAATGGTACAACAACAGGTCAAAAGTAAATGGCAACATATGGTTGGCGTTATGTGTTTAAATCTCACATATAGAAAACAAGTTAAAGAAGTATTACCAAAGCTATTCAAGAGATATCCTAATCCAAAAGCATATCTGCGTGGACATCTAAAGACACAACAAAATATGCTAAAGCCATTGGGTATGTGGTCAGTGAGAGCAAAACGATTGCGTAAGATGAGTGAACAGTTTCTCATTTGGGATGGAGTAGAAGCAAGTGATTTACACGGCATTGGAAAATATGGAAGTGATAGTTATAAGATATTTTATAAGAATGAAATACCAGATGATGTGCAAGATAAAGAATTAAAAAAGTATATAGAAAGATTATGAAAAGTTTATTAAAAATATGGCAGTACGCATTAGGATCATTTTCGGATGACAAAACTAAAGATTATGACAGGCAAGTTTTAATCATTAGAACATTTTGGGTAATATTGCATATTGTTACTTGTTTAATGATTATACTTGGTAATGCTCATATAATGGGGTGGTGGTAATGACGTATGAATGCAAATTTTGTAAGAAAAGTTTTACCAATGAAAGTACATTAGTTGCCCATCTCTGCGAACCAAAAAGAAGATGGAACAACAGGAATGATACAAACGTGCAATTGGCTTTAAGATGTTATCAGCACTTTTTTCGTATCAGCAGTACTACTATGAAAAACGAAAGAAATTATGAAGACTTTATGGAAAGCAAGTATTATACAGCATTTGTTAAATTTGCAAATTATGTAACTGGAGTTTATATTGCTAGTGTTGAACACTACATTGAATGGTTGCTAAAAAATAGAGAAAGAGTTGATAGATGGTCGAGTGATCAAGTGTATGAAAAATACATTAAAGAATTTAGCCATAGAGAAAGTGTCAGTTCAGCAACAGAAAGAACTATACTTTCAATTCAAAAATGGGCTGAAGATATTAATGCAGATTGGACTACTTTCTTCAACGAAGTGTCTTTGCCTCGAGCAATACATATGATCAGATCGGGTAAGATCAGTCCTTGGGTATTGTATAACAGTGAAGGCGGAATAGGTTTATTAGAAAAACTATCAGCTGAACAAATGACAATGATTGAAGATTATATTTCACCAGGACCTTGGTCTAAACGATTTCAAGACAGTCCAGATGATGTTAAGTTTGTAATGGATGTAACAAAGGCGGCAGGACTATGAAGAAAACAGAAATAGCAGATATAAATTCTATAGCAACTGCAATGACGTTGTCGGACACGCAAAAACAAGAACTAAAAGACGAATGGGGAAAGTTACAAGTGTTAGTTAAGGTATCTGAAAAAGAAAAATTTGATAGCAATAAACTTGTTGTACAATCTGCATTAAGCAAAATAGCAGACTTGGATGCTCGTATCAAAATGATAGAACTCTATATGGGTTCTCTTAAAAATAGAGTGGAAGAAGTATTGCAACAAAGAGATGATAGGCATAACCAAGAATGAATATAGCTAAAACAGATATAGACATAGATACTGGTAACAGAGATAAACTGTTAGAGTTATTGAAACATATACCAGCAAGTATTAGAGATAAGAATGGATTGAAAAAACATAACACAGGTGTATATTGCACAGATATACCAGTTAATCCAGTTCTTGGAATATCTAATATTGAATATAAAGAGGCAGAGGAGAGAGGTTACTTTAAACTAGATATTCTAAATGTATCAATTTACAATGATGTAAAGAGTGAAAAGCATTTAGTAGAACTTTTAGACCAGGAGCCGATATGGGAATTACTCACGCACAAAGAATTCAGCAGTCAATTGTTTCACGTAGGAGAACACAGTTCGATACTACAAACAATGAAGCCAACCAGCATAGAACAACTAGCGATGGTGTTGGCAATAATCAGACCAGCAAAGAGAAACTTGCTAGGCAAGAGTTGGACAGAAGTGGAAAACCAAGTTTGGATAAAACCAAATGACGGATCTTACTACTTTAAGAAGGCACACGCAATAGCCTACGCACACGCAATTATTGTACAGATGAACTTACTATGCAACGATTTTGCGGGGGTACTAACACCCCAGGTGACCACTTAACCCCCGCTGTATGACCCTTAAAATGCGTCTAATGTTTAAAATATTGCTGGTTAATCGTCCGTTTTCTTTATTAAACTAATATTACGTCTTATAATACGTTTTTTGAAAACGTTGTTCAAACTGGTAGCAGGTCCAAAAACTACTTCAGTATCTTTGGTTGTGAACGTCTTGATGTAAGGCCTGAATTCTCCAAATTCTCTGTTTAGAAATATGTTAATAGGAATAGTTCTATTAGACTCCCACCACCAAACTTCACCAAGTTCTAAGAATGATTGTTTTTGATTATGATCTTTAATGTTGTCATATACATAGATTGATGTGACATATTGGTCTTGATTTAACAATATACCCACATATTCATTATTGCTGTGCCTAATACAGCTTAAAAAGGGAAATTTTTCTTGTAGCTCTGCGTATTCCATAAATATTAATATGTCCAGTTCATATACAGTATATATCTTCGATAAAACTTACACACTAGCGGTACCAACTTCGTTAAATAGTAATATGCCAATGTACGATAAAACAATACTACTATATTCTGGTACAGATAACAAGATAAATTTTAATCTAGTTGATTCTGATAATAAGCCCTACGACTTAACAAGTCAACAGGCTTTTTTCAATATGACAGATATAGAGACCAACGAAACTGTATTAGCAAAGCAATTAACAATCAGCGATGCTACTAGAGGTAAATGTAACACGACTGTATTAGTGAACGAATTATATAATTTAGCACCGGGCTTGTATCACTTTTCAGCATACGTACAAGATTCGTCAGGTGCAAAAAAACTAGTCTATACAGATAGGGCCGGTGATGCAGTAGGAGTAGTAGAAATCAAAGGCGATAGTTTCCCAACATCAAGACCAACAAAAGTAGCAAGTTCTTTCACACTTAAAAATACTTGGTATTACAGCAATAACTTATCAGGTGCATCAGAACAGAACCTTACATCAAGAGCTCACACAATAGCAATATACACTACAAACTTTAATGGTAACGTAGCCATCGAAGGAAACTTAGATGATACTGCTAGTACTGATGACGATGATTGGTTTGTAATTCCAATCCAAGGTATGGGGGCTACACAAACACAATTTACTCCAGCTTCAGCTGATCCAAAAATTGAACCTTATCAATTTAACACCGCTGTAAGATGGATTAGAGTAAAATATAAACCAGCTACAGGAAACGCAGGGACCTTTGATCAAATGTTACTAAGAAATTAATGTTTGACATTTTATATAGCCACATAGAACCAGAATATAAAAAATGTTACTATGCTTATTCGCAAAGTAATTTAAAGACTGATCGTCAAAAAATAGTACATTTATCATTTACAACATTTATAGATGCGGATGATTTTAAAATTCGTTCTCATAACATAGCTTTCAATGATTATACAAAACGTATGACGTCAGGCCAACCTTTTGATATCATATCTTTAGTAATTGCAAATGATTTTGGTTTAAATGGTAAAGCTATTGAAAAGAATATAATATATTTGGTTAACTTCCTAACAAAGTCATATGATTTAAAGATATATCCATCATCGAGTATATCAGAAAACATCGTGAAAAAATTAAAAGATGTATATTGGCCAGAAGATGTAGATAAGTATGAACCAGATTATATGGGATTGCTACATACAATATTGGCGACAAAAAAATCTCTTGGAAGGAATTTGCTATCTGTATGTTTTGATTATGATTATGATGAAAGTTTCAAACAATTTTTTAAATACTATCACATTGACATTGTAGATGATCCAAAAGATGCAGTTCTTGTGACCGACAAATATATTGACTTTGATAGGGCAAAAGAAATAGTTAGATTAAAACCAGAAATAGTTGTCAGTTTTAATGATGGATGTATTTGGGAAAGTAATATAAATGATGCTCCAATGGCGTTATTGAGAGAGAACAATATAGATTTAATTCCATCTGGTATTACAAAACTTGGAAACACATTGATTGCTGATAACCAAGTTAATGTATTGCGTTCGGTAGAGCAAACTTTTAAACTCATAGAAACCACTGGACAGCGAGTAGAAGCAATATGGAAAATGGCTTTAGAAAAAAGAATAAATTTTAACGATATCGTTTCTGAAATAACCAGAGCAGAAGTAGGACAAAATAGGTTTAAATTAGAAACCCACGATATTGGTGTTAATACATACAAAGCTTAAAATAATTGACTTTTAACTAACTTTCAAGTATAATAATTTAATGAACTTACAATCTACAATATTAGCATTTCTTGGCGGCAAACATAAAAAAACGCCATCAGGCTGGCATACTATTAATTGTCCAATGTGTGTAACACAAGGACACACCGCTGATAAAAGAAGACGTGGTGGATTTAAGTTTAGTGAAGTTTCTAGTTATCATTGTTTTAATTGTGGATACAAGGCATCCTATACTGCTGGAAGATTAATAGGACGTAAAATGCGTGACTTATTAATCAACATAGGTGTTCCTGAGGCAACAGTAAAAGAATTACAACTGATTGCAATGAAGGAAAAAGAAGATGATGTAACAATTAATAAGCAAACAACTCACATAGTTGATTTTGAAGAAAAGCAATTACCAAATAATTCGGTATTATTGAGTGAAATTGTAAAAGGGGCCAACCCACCGGTCAATGCTTTATTTGTTTACAAATATTTAATGGATAGAGGATTGGATTTTTATGATAAATTTTATTGGAGTACTGATCCTTATATGAAAATCAATGAAAGAGTAATTGTTCCATTTTATGCTAATGGAAAGTTAGTAGGATACACAGCTAGAATTATAAAAAATTATGAAAATGTACCAAAGTATTATTCAGTGGTACAACCTGGATACATTTATAATTTTGATCACTTGTATAATGATAGAAAATATCTTATAATAGCAGAAGGTGTGTTAGATGCACTTGCAATAGATTCCGTAAGTTCTTTAGGAAATAAACTTACACAAGGACAAATAGAATTAATTAATAGCACTGACAAGACTGTCATTGTGTGTCCGGACAGAGATAAGTCTGGAGGAAATTTAATTGATGTTGCTGTAGAAAACAATTGGCTAGTAAGCTTTCCACAATGGGAAGATAATATTAAAGATTGTGCAGAAGCAGTAAACAAATATGGAAGATTGTATACAGTACAATCAGTAATAAATGGTGCTATAGGTAATGTAGCAAAAATTAAAGTTTTAAAAACAATAGGAGCCACAAATGGTTAAAGAAAGTAATAAAGATAAGAACTCACAACCAAAAACACAACAACAACCAATGCAACCAGGTATGATGATGTGGGATGCTGGTATAATGTATTTCAGCGATGGTTTCGATAGTCAAACAACAAAGCCTGTAATTCAAGCAATTATAGAAAAGAATTTAATGCCAAACACACAAAGACCAAAAGAATTAACATTGGTTATTAACTCACCTGGTGGACAAGTGCATTCTGCATTTGCATTGATCGACACAATGAAAGGATCAGCCATACCTGTAAAGACAGTAGGAATTGGTATGATTGCAAGTTGTGGCTTATTAACGTTTATGAGTGGAACAAAAGGCAGAAGAGTTATCACACCAAATACAAGTATCCTATCACACCAATACAGTTGGGGATCAGGTGGTAAGGAACACGAACTATTTGCAAGGGTTAGAGAATTTGAATTGAGTACAGCAAGAATGTTAGAACATTATAAGAAGTGTACTGGTTTGAGTGAAAAGAAAGTTAGAGATATTTTACTACCACCTGAAGACAGATGGTTGAGTGCCAAAGAGGCAGTAAAATATGGAATTGCAGATAAGATTGTATCAACTTATTAGGAGTAAAAATATATGAGTGACAGATTGAATATTTTATGGGCGTCTATGTGGGGTAATGCCGAAATGGTAGCTAACCAATTAAATGACATAGCAAAAGAAAAAGGTATTGAAGCAGACCTAAAAGAATTAGATGATGTTTCATTAAGTGAACTACAAGAGTTAACAAGAGTTGCTATTGTTACGTCAACCACTGGAGAAGGTGATATGCCTGATAACGGACAAGGCTTTTGGGAAGATATTCGTGATGCCAAAGGAGTTGCATTAAACAAATTAAAATATGGTGTACTTGCATTGGGTGATAGAGCCCACGATAATTTTTGTAATGCAGGTAAAAAAGTAGATAATCAACTAGATAAACTTGGAGCCCAAAGAGTTATTGAAAGACAAGAGTGTGACGGAAACACGGATGGATCAATTGAATGGTCAAACAAATTTTTAGAAATACTTGCAAAATGAAACGGATGAGGTTATAATAAATTAATGTCAGCACCAACAGTATATACAGAAGATCTACAGAAACTATTTTTAGAGTTTATGATAACTGATCCTGAGTTATTTGTTAGGGCTAGAAATATCGTTAGTCCGCAATTTTTTAGTAAGAAATATTTTGACACAGTCACAATGTTTATGGAGCATTCTGAAAAATATCAAACACTACCAACAATACAACAAGTCCACGCCAAATGTGAAATAGAACTAACAATAGTTCCAAACATTGACGAAACACAAAAGCAATGGTTCTTAGATGAGTTCGAAACGTTTTGTAGACACAAGGCATTAGAACGAGCAATAATTGATTCAGCTGATATGTTGGAACAGGGTGAGTATGGACCTGTTGAAGAAAAAATTAAAGCGGCAGTGAGAATTGGACTAACAAAAGATTTAGGTACAGATTATTTTGAAGATCCTAAAGCAAGGCTACTAGCACTTAAAGATAATAATGGTACAGTGAAAACAGGTTGGTCAGCATTGGATAAAAAACTGTATGGTGGCTTTAACAAAGGTGAACTTTCTATATTTGCAGGCTCATCAGGAGCAGGTAAAAGTTTATTCTTACAAAATTTGGCATTGAACTGGATTAGTCAAGGATTAAATGTCTTATATTTCACATTTGAATTAAGTGAAGAATTAAGTGCAATGAGACTTGATGCAATGATTACAGGAACGCCAACAAATGAAATATTTAAAAATATCGATGACGTGGATCTAAAAGTTAGATTGGAAAAAACTAAATCAGGTAAGTTCCAAGTTAAGTATATGGGATCAGGATCTACAACAAATGACTTAAGAAGTTATGTTAAAGAATATTCTATTCAAAAAGGTGAGCAACCTGACGTAGTATTAGTAGACTATTTAGATTTAATGATGCCCACAAACAAAAAAATATCTCCATCAGAGATGTTTGTTAAAGATAAATTTGTATCAGAAGAACTAAGAAACTTTGCTGTAGAACAGCAGATAGTATTAGTAACAGCATCTCAGTTAAACAGAGGTGCAATTGAAGAAGTAGAATATGATCAAAGTCATATTGCAGGCGGTATTAGTAAAATTAATACAGCAGATAACTTAATAGGTATTTTTACAAGCAGAGCTATGCGTGAACGTGGAAGATATCAAATACAATTAATTAAAACAAGATCAAGTGGTGGAGTGGGTAGTAAAATTGATTTAGCATTTGATATTGACAGATTAAGAATTACAGACCTTAATGAAGATGATGTTGAAATAATGCCAACTTCATCAGATGCATTAGTACAATCAATTAAGAAAAGATCATCTACAGTAACTGATAAATCAGAAGCGTCGGTGGTAGCAGAAAAGACGGAAATTACTAAAGGTTTACGTGATTTATTGAAGTCACAGCGTCAAACGTTTGATAATAGCCAATAAATGCTGTTAATTTTTTGTAAAAATGTTATAAATATTTCATAAGGCGGTAATTTAGAGATATGAAGAAACAAACACGTAGCATATTGCAGGAGATTAGTAGAGTAGTCCCTAGCACTGATATGAATAAT